GTCGGCTCCCTTTGGTCGCCTCCTGACCACCAGGGGTCGCTCACGCGACCCCTATTATTCTATACAGTAGGGGCGTGTATTCTAACTCTAACTAAATAAGTCTATCCGTATCACCGCTAAAACTCAAATTAAAACTAATTATCGAAATAACATCATCAGCAGATGCATTGTTTATCAGGGGTACCATCTGGTACACCCACCAGGGTTGAGCTCCAGCAGGAACAGACGTCAGCAACACTCCACTCGTCCCACGGAACACTTGATTCTCAATCTTCTGAGGACGCAGCCTATACACAACAGAAAAGGGTCGCGCTCCAGGTAGTAACAGCGTCTCCTTCTTGAACATAATCTTACCGAAACTCGAGAAATCAGCATTGATAGAAGGGTCCCATTCCAGATCATGCAATTCAGATTCCATTCCAGTATACACATCGTAATTCGGATTCTTGTTCGCCCAGACTCCGTAAACACGCATCAATACAGGTACTCCTCCGTCAGGATTCGTAACTGTATATCTACAAAGACCACCACGAATCACAAGATCGCCTTCAAACGTAGGAACAGAACTGTCCCTATCCAATATGCGAGCTCCTCCATTTGATATCCAAAACGGGTTCGAATGATAATAATTATCATCTACGGTAATCATAGGTATCATCTTCACATTTCCTTTCCCAAATCCTGAACTCAAATAAGCTGTAGCATTTTGCGCTAATTGACCGAGACTCCGATAATGCGACTTCGCCAAAGTATCGTTCCATATCTTATTACGCCACCTCGCCGGACCGATCTTACGCCCGCGAAACTGACTTCCAACGACTTTCCCTGAATCCCCAGTAAGCGTATACGTCCGAGGACGCTTCCGCCCGAACTTACGCCTCTTGCTAGGATACCCAGACTTGAAACCTGGGTTATATTTCCTCTTTCGGAATCGACCGGTACGCCGCATACGGGCGTACGCCATTTCCGGTAATTGTGGCGTTTGGGGGATGGCGCGGGCTAATTAATTTAGGGGGGTGGCGCGCTATTTATACCCGCGGGCCCCCGGGGCCCACTTATAATGCGCTGACTCGGCCCGCCTCGCCTATAAAAGGCTCGGCGCTGAGCCCTCCGTTGGGGGGTAATACTAAGCCCCCAACTTCGTGCGCGCGCAGCTTCATGGTCGACAATGTCGAACAACCACAGCCAAGAGGTGCCCGAAACCGAGCTCGAGCTTGGGCCTTTACATGGAACAACCATGAACCCGGTGACGCCACCCACCTTCGAGAATGCTTCGAAGCTGACGAGGCGAGGTAACTACTAGCGGCTCAGTGGCTCACCGTTTTACTATATTTTAACATCTTATCAGATACGCCATGCAGGAAGAAGAAGGAGAGAATGGCACGCGTCACATTCAAGGAACCGTCCACTACCGAAATCAAATCGCCTTTTCGACACTCAAGCAGATCTCCTCAAAGATCCACTGGGAACGTTGCATCGACCTTCGCGCTTCCATTAAATATTGTACCAATATTGAAAAGCGTCGCGGGCAGATATGGACGCGAGGTTTCACCATCCCCGGAGAGCAGATGCAATTGCTGCGACAAGACCAACTCCACGACTGGCAAGCCGATATTATCGACACTCTCCGAGGAGCGCCAGACGACAGAACAGTGAACTGGGTAACCGATACCGAAGGAGGAAAGGGCAAAACAGCCCTTTGCAAATACATCCTATCCACCTTTTCAAACGTCCTTTTCCTTTCAAGCTCCTCCACAAAGGACGCTCTTTTCCAAATTGTAAAAGAAAAAAAAAACTTTAAAATAGTTTTATTCAACTTTCCGCGGATGGCTGAGGGTCACATTTCATATAGCGCATTTGAAGCAATCAAAGACGGACTTTGCTATTCCGGCAAATACGAGGGCGGTTACAAAATTTTCCCATCCCCGCACGTATATATTTTCGCGAACTGGAGCCCAGACATGTCACAATTAAGTAGGGACAGATGGAACGAAATACAAATTTAAAAGACACATTTTATTTTTACAAATTGACGTCGGCTCCCTTTGGTCGCCTCCTGACCACCAGGGGTCGCTCACGCGACCCCTATTATTCTATACAGTAGGGGCGTGTATTCTAACTCTAACTAAATAAGTCTATCCGTATCACCGCTAAA